CGGCTGCGGCCGACTGTGAAAAGTCCAATGAGGGGCCGTGCCGCCTGCCCATCCGTTCGACGCATTGCCCTGCGTAGCGCCACATGTCGGCGCCGTGGCTGAATTCGTCGTGAAGCGGCGTCGTGGCTTCGCCCGTTTTCTGGTCCACCTTGCGCTTGTAGCGCTTCAGGCACTCCAGCAGGCGCGCGGGGCCGCGGTATTCGGACTGCCCGCTCAATGGCTTGCCAGTGTAATTGCTCGTGTCGATGTACACGCGGGGGAACAGCGCTCGCGCAGCGCGAATGCCTTCCTCGACGCTCATGGCGGCAAGGACTTCAACGTTGCGGCCCATGCCCTTGAGGAGTTGCTCAGTGGATTTGCCGGTCTTGAAGTCTTTGGTGGCGCCATCGTGCGGGATGAAGTCAGTGCCCCATCGGTATGGGAACTTTTCCAGTTCGCGCACGTACCAATCGAGCGTTTTGCGTGACGATTCGAGATAGTTGATGCAGCGCAATTCAGAGCCGGCGCGCTGGAAGAGGCCGATGCTCATGCTGTCGTTCCAGCCCAAATCCCACACCGTATCGACCACGAGCATCGGATCGTGCGGCACGGTGCGGGCGCGGCCTTCGGCGATGAGCGCATCGACTTCGGCCGCGTAGATCGCGGCCTTTGAGACGCGCATCGGCTTGCCGTCCCAAATGTTGTCGTAGTTGTCCGGGTCGCGTTCCAGGCAATCCCGACGCTCCTGCTCCAGCACCGCAGGGAACCACGGATTGTCTTTGTAATTAATTTCCAGCACGAGCGAATTGCTCGGCGGGGTGACAACGAATCGCTGGTAAGTCTCGTCCGTCTCCAGGAACGGGTTGAAAGTGACAATGATTTGCGAGTTGGCTTTGCGGATCGTCGGCGTGAGCACGTCCCACGACCGCTTGCTGACGGCCTGCGCCTCTTCGACCCAGCAAATGTCTATCCCCTCGAACGACTTGATCGACTCGACCGTGTGTTGCGCGAGGCCGCTGAAGACGAAGCGCGAGCCATTGGCGTGCCGGATCTCGCGCTCGAAGATCTCGAATCGCAGGCCCATCGCGCGGGCCTGATCGGTCAGCAGCGCATGAACCGAATCCTTGATGGACTCCTGCACTTCCCGAGCGCAGAGCACGCGCAGCGGCCTTTCAGCGGCCCACTGCAAGAGCTTGCGCGCGACCGTCCATGACTTCGCAGAGCCGCGACCGCCGTGCAGCACCTTGTAGCGATAGGCCTCATCGAGCTTCGACGCCCAGGGCGGGAACTCAGGCGGCGGGGGGACGCCAATAAGCGCGTCCAATTCGGCGCGCTCTTCCGGCGTCAGGTAGCCGATGAGGTCCGCGAGGTCGGTCATTCAGCGCAGGCCCCAGTCATTCCAGTCGAGGCAATAGGCCACGTCATCAACCCATTCAAGCCGCGAAACTCCGATGCTTCTCATCTGCCGCCAAGCGAGACATTCGCGCAAAAAGTACGGATTCCGCATGTTTGCGATTAGCGCTCTGGCGTTCATATCAAATCCTCCACACTCGATTGCTTACGCGCTTTGGCGACTGCCAATAGCGCTTCGACCTTCGCAATGCGCTCCTCGTCAGTCTGCTGCACGGGTGACATGCTGCCGTCGGAGCTCGTCACGTCGATGGCCTGCTTCGCGCCGTAGAGATGCGGAGCCCTGCGCTCAAGGACGAACATCAGGAGCTTGTCGCTGCCCAGCATCGCGCGGCGAAAGGCTTCGGTTTCGAGGCGCGGAATGCTGATGCGCTGCGCGTCTTCCCACCGCTTTGCAAAGACCGGATCTTCTTTGCGCTTGCGGTAGAGCGTGACGAAGTTCATTCGGACCGCCGCCGAGGCTTTGCGCACCGTCAGGCCCTCGCCCAGCAGGCGGAGGAACTCCTCAATGCGTTCGGCCTTCGTCAGGCCCTCTACAACGCCTGGCGGCTCGATCGCGTCGGCGGGGTCGCCGATCAGATCCTCTTCAGGCTCGTCCGCTTTGCGACGTGGCATGGCTCACCCCATGTGCTGCGCAATACCGAAATTCGGGCTCCGGCCGCACAGGCTCGCGCTTCTCCGGCAGCTGCGCAGCGGCCCACTGCTGCACGAGGCTGGCAAGTTCAGCAGGCGTTGAGGCGACGAGCTCGACGGTGCGCCGATGGTTTTTCAAGATGTCGACGTGCTCAGTGATGGCAATCCAGCCGTTGCCAACGCGGCGCAGCATCACGCGATCGGCACCGGGGTCGAGCAGAGGTTCAGCGGCCATCGCGCGACTCCTGGCGCTGCTGTTCACGCACTGCCGATGCCCACATGGCGTGACCCAGCACCGGCGGCAGTTCGACAGCCTCACCGACAGGGATGACAGGCTGCCAGGGGATCGGAGGCAGTTCGCGGGTTGCATGACGGCCTCCGTGGGCTGGTGAGCGGGGCGATGGCGTGTTCATGCCCGCATTTGTAGCACGAACTTTACCCAGGGGTAAAGCTTCGGGCGACGGCCACCGCTTATCGCACGAGGGCGAATCGCTTTCTTGATCCTGTTTTGATCACCACCCCACGAACGTGCAGTTTTTCGCAAGTTCTCTACCCCCGGGAGGAATTTCCGTATTACAGTAATTCCATCGCAACGACATGCAGGAGAGACGAAATGAGCAAGGCATACAGCATCGGCGTCCGCGAGTTTCGCAAGGTCGTGGCGCTGGGAAGGTCGGTCCCTTCGTCCGTTCCGGCTCTGCTGGTTGACGGTGAATGGGCTGCGGACCTGCCGTCTGACTGGGCACCGGAAGCGGCACGTCAGGCCGCCGAGCGCGCGACGGCTGCTGCCGCTGGCGCAGACCTACTGGCGCTGTGTGGCGGCGATCAGGACGCGTACTTCATGGCCTCACAAATTCTTGAAGCCTGACCCCCAGCACCGACAACGCAGACAGGAGAGACGAAATGGCAACCCCCACCACCCTGCAATGGTCTACGACTACGACGCCCGACTTCGGCGGTTTCCGCTTCTACGTCGAAGCCGGCCGCGCTTTCGACGCGGACGACTACGCGGAGGCATACAGCCTGAATCGCGCCGACATCGACGCTGAGTCGATCCACGGCGCCCAGGACGCAGCGAGCCGGCTTACGCCTGGCGAGTGGTTGGAGGTCACGCACGAAGCCTGACCCTCCGGCACCAGATAACGCATCAGGGAGAACAACATGCAGATGCAACGAAGGCTTTTTGTCGCCAATGAAGACCTTACTGATGTCAACCAGCGCGAGGCGCCCTACATCGCGACCGCTCGCAGCATCGACGAAGTGCGCGAGCTCCTGCCCTGGGCAGCCGATGTTGTACCGACCGGCGCGGGCTGGTACGCATTCGAGAGTCTCGATGAGGCTTGGGCATTCCGCCGAATCGCGCCAGGACTGCGCAGGAGCCACTGAGACGATCGGGGGCAGGCCGTGGTAGCACCGAAGACGAAAAAGCCACCGCAGAGGCCGCAATCGCCACGAGGCCGGCCCCCGCTCCCCGACCGCGACCGCGCCGTGCAGGTGCCGATGCGCATCAGGGCTGGCCTCCTGCCGAAGCTCCAGGCGTTGGGCCGTGAGTGGCTCGAAACGGCCGTCGAGCAGGCGCCGGAGATTTAGTAAACGGCTTTACTTGTTCATCTAGCGAACGTGCTTGCCGTTGCGAGTTCGACATCCGAACACGTAGAAATTTGCACTTCTCCGAGCGCTCGCTGTTTTCTGCAACTTGCATTTTTCTACTTAAAACCCCCACAAATCACGCTCACTCACTCACTCACTCACAACCCTACGGGTTTGGGGTTGTGAGTGAGTGGATGAGCATGTGCCACTCACATGTGAGTGGGCTGTGAGCGGCTGTGAGTGTGAGTTGTGAGTGGCGCTTCCGTTGATTTTTGCAAGATGCGTTTTACTGCAACATCACCATCCCACCAGAGCAGACCGGCCGCGACCAAGCGCGCCCGCCCTCGGTCCAAGGTCTGCTTGCGCTTGTCGCCGCCCTTCTCAGGAAGCGGGAGCCTCTTCTTCCCCTGCTCGACCACAGAAACCCAGTTCAGGACCGGATCGCCGTCGCCCGACATCTCGTCGATCACCTCACGGACGATCCGGGCGGCGTCTGTCTCCGCGCCCTTCTTCGCTTGTCGGGCCTCCTGCACGACATCCATGCTCGACGGCGCGGCCGACCCGTAGCGATAGACCACCTCCTGTGTCTGCCCCCAGGGCGTCGTGACAAGCTCCACGCCCGTCTCGCTGTCGAACTCGATCGTGTCGAAGGCGGCCTCAAAGCGCCGCTTTCCCAGCTTCATGAACCTGCGACCATCGCCCTCCACGGCGAGGTAAGCCACGGCGTCCACGTCGGCCTCCCAGGCTGTGCCGCCGCGTGCGGTGAGGGCATCCACCCCTGCGGCTCTCTGGCCCCCTGGTGTGTGCGTGACGATCCAGCAGGCGCCACGGTCGTACCCGATCGCCTTGCGGATCGCCGCGATGGCCTTGCCAATGCCGCTGTTGTCGCTCTCGTGCTCGATCTCGATATTCGCGTTCGAGGTGTCGAGCACCACGAGCGGGTAAACCTGATAGCCGTTCGGCCCTTCCACGATGTTCTCGTCGACCACCTGCTTGATGAACTTGCCCAGCTTCGCTGCGCCCGAGCGTTCGGCGGGGATGACGTGGAACCACTCCGCGAACTCCTCGGCGCTGGCGGCGCCAGGAGCGGCCTTCAGCAGGCCATACAGCGTCTTCCACACCTGCCGGGGGTACTCGGTGATCCACACGATCCGACGCCGCAGGAAAGGCCGCAGCGGGGACGCGATCAGGTGGGCGACTGCGGCGGCCAGGGGGACCAGATTCGAGGACTTGCCGGCGCCATGCCCGCCCGCAATCGTCGTCGTTCCGGTGGACAGGAAGCCATCCACCACGAACTCGTCATAGGGAACCTGACTGAGGTCGTACCTGATGCGCCGATCAGGCAGCGGGGCTGGTGCGGGTCCCCCGATAGCCTGGAACTCGCCCGGATCCACTGGCGAAAGCTCAATGTGCGCGCCCTCCTCCCGGGCCATGCGTACGAGGGTCCGTGCGGTGACGGGCGGGCCTTGATACCCACGACCGAAGGAGTCCCACTGCGCCTGCAGAGCGTCGCTGCCGGGGTACTTGTCGCCCCCTCCAGCGCTCCAGGAGTCCCACAACGCGAAAGCGTCGGGCGAGCCGCCCGTCTCGTGGTGCAGGGCCATGCCGACATTGCGCCACGGCTCGCGGGGCATGGACGGGTCGAGCACATCCAGAGCCTCGCGCATCTGCTCGATCGTCAGGCCAATAGGCGGATCTGCAGACTCGACTGGCTCGCGTGGCTCACGCTCTTTGGTGAACCGCTCGGCGCACAGCCGCTGCAGACCCGGTGTGAGATCACTGATGGTGTCCTCGCACTCCAGCAGACTGCAGATCGGCAGAACGTTGCCCGTGAACGTGACGAAGCCCTTGCTCGAGAACACCTCGAAGCCGAAGGTGCCGGCGCGCTGGTCCTTGCGGTTGCCCAGGCCTTCGGCCCTGACCACTGCGCGCACACCATTGCCGCTCGGGGAGAACTCGGCGTAGGTGCCGACGCACACCCGCTCCACCTCGGGCACCAGGCTGCCGTCAACCACGCACCGGTCGAAGTCGAGCAGCGCGAGGCCCCATTCCGCCATCGGGCAGAAACCGACGCCATCGAAGCCGCGGCGCGCAGCAGCTGCACGTGCCGCCTCGAACGTCGTCAACCGCCGTCTGTCCTCGGGCCGACCCTGCACGCCATGCCGCCGCCCCCCGTCCACGTAGTACGGCACCTTGCGCGGCTTCGCTTCGCCCGGATGGTGCTCATACCGCCACACGATCCAGCCGGGCAACTGGCGCAGCGCCGACGGGACTTCGATCTGCTTCAGGTGGGGGTTGATAACGGCAGCCATCACAGCGCCCCCGTGGAGGTATTGCGGCTGTCGTGTGCGGATGAGACAATCACGTCTGTCCTTTCGCAATGCATGTCGAGAAAAGCCCCTGGCGTCACAAGCGCCCAGGGGCTTTGTTTTGTTCAGCGTAACGAGACTTTAACCAGGATTAAAGTCAAGGGCGGCAGTCCATGTAGGCGCGGATCACTTCCGCCGCAACCTGGGGGACGATGGCATTGCCGTAGGCGCGCAGGCGTCCCACTCGGGCGGTAGCCCCATGAGCCAACGGGAATGTGCCGGGTTCAACTGGCCGCGCTTTTCCGTCTCTGCAGGGGATCCAGTCGGCATCGCACCAGAAGCTGTGCGAGGCAGATCCCGTGGGTTCGAGCCGTCCCCTCCGCTGTTGCGGTGGTCCCTGACCACTGGCGTGGGCCAATGCGCCAGCGCCGCCACTTCGTTCAACGGTCGTGCGTTCGACCCCCACCGCTCGTTTGTCGCGCCCTTCCAGTCCCTCGCGGCTGCTGTGGGCCAACTCGCGAGCGCTACCGCCCCGGGCAACCGATCCGTGCCCTGCGCCGGTCCTCCGTTCGGGCCGTCCTGCTGGCATGGCGTCGGCCACGAACCACAAGCGCTGTCTGATGTGCGGCGCGCCGACGCTCGCAGCAGGCAGACCGACCGCCCCGACGGCGTACCCGATTCCTTCCAGGTCAGCGCAAACAAGGTCGAGCCAGCCGTGTTTAACTGCTGCCTCAACCTGCTCACCAAAGACGACTGCAGGCCGGCACTGCTCAATGAGCCAGAACCAGGCGGGCCATAGGTGCCGCTCGTCGCGCACCCCACGGCCAGCGCCTGCCACGCTGAAAGGCTGGCATGGGCAGCTCCCGGACCACACGGGCACTTCATCGCCCCAGCCTGCAAGTCGCAACGCGTGGCTCCACACGCCGATTCCTGCGAAGAAATGGCACTGTCGGTAGGTGCGCAGGTCGTCTGGTCGAACATCCTCAATGCTCCGGGTGTCTACGTCGCCCGGGGCGATATGCCCCGCGGCGATCAGATTTCGCAGCCATTCGGCCGCATACGGATCGAGCTCGTTGTAGTAGGCCGCCATGCTGTCTTTACCCAGGGTTAAAGTTTCAGGCGCACCAAGACGCCGAGCCCCCGTAGGGGCGCGCAGTGTCAGAACCGCGAAGGGGCGAACCCTTCCTCCTGCTCCTCGTGCGCTGAAGCGCGAGCCAATGTCGTCTCCGTCAAGCCGTCCGCGAACACCTGCTGTCGTTCTGCGAGGATCAGCATCAGCTGCTCATAGACGTCCGAACCGACAAAGACGATTGCCTGATCAACTGGCAACCCCTCAACCCTCACGACAGCGGGCGCCTGTATCTGCCGAGCGTCGAGCCCGGACTTGATGACGTGCATCCAAAGCGCATCGAGCGCGATCAGTTGAGCCTCCGTCGCCTCGGGCAGATTGATTTCTTTCGTCATTTGCTAGCCTCCTTGATGGTGCCTGTCGTTGCGACGGGCTGTTGCGCCCAGGCACTCCCGGGCGTACGGACACCCCGCACATGTGCGTGCGAGGTCGGTCCTGTAGAGCCGGGGGAGCCGGCCCTTTGTGGACTTGTGAAGCTTTTCGCTTGCCTGCTCAATCGCTGCTGCGAGTGCCGGCTCGGCGTGGCGCTGGTACGCCTTGCCATCGGCCGCGAGCATGTACAGATACTGGCGACTCGTGCCCGCTTCCTGTGCAAGTTGTTCTTGTTCTTCCGCAGTCGCAGCGGCGAGCCATTTCTTCAGGGGCGAAGCTTTCATCATGTATCCGAATATTGCGGTGCAAACTGACGCCACTTTACCCGTAGATATAGACGCCGTGCAACTCAGGGGGTGCAAACTGCACGAGCAAGGGATTCGCCCGGTTGCGAGGTTGTTACCGCCTGCTAAGATCATGGTGTTTACCCGGAGCTAAACCAGGAGAGAAGCGCATGCCCACCGAAAACGAGAAGATGAGGAAGCTGTTAGAGACGCGACGAAAGAACTTGCTTGCGGTGCTCGACGCATCGGGCAAGGGGTCGAGGAAGGAACTCGCCGAGCAGATGAACTGGTCCAACGCCTCGCGCGTGTCGCAGATCCTGCGCGCCGATGCCATCGAGCATCCGAAATGGCAGATCAATGAGAAGCTGGCGCGAGAGATCGAGGCGGCCTTGCATCTTGACTGGGGCTTTCTCGACCACGTGCATGCGAATACAGATCCGAATCGGGTCGTGCGGATAGGTCGCGTAGAAGTGAGCGAAGTCCCGGAGAGCACGACGGGCGTACCCCCGGACCCGAAGAAACTCGAACAGGTGCTCACTGCAATCACCTCCATCGCCGCAAAACTGCAACTGCCACTGCAACCATCAGATCTCGCACAGATTACGGCATTCGTCTATTCGCACAGCCCTCATTCGGGGGGCATAGACGAGGCCTTCGTCCGGCAGCTGTTGAAGATCGTGAAGAAATAGACAAGCACGCAAGCGAAGACGGCTACAAGGCCTTTTTCGCTTGCGCGTTTCTTTACCTACAGGTAAAGTCTTGCTCATCGGTTGAACAGACAGCGGAGCAGCAAATGAGAGTCATGTCAGGCCTATCTGCAGATGTGGCAGCTAGCGGCGCCGTTCTTTTGCAGAAAGTCATGCGCGCGGCTGGATGGGAGATTGAATACATCGACCTTGACCTGACAGGTAACCAACCCAAAGCGGACATCAAACTCACGCGCGGCGATGGCCTATGGGTGCTCGCACGTGTCGATCATCTCGGACGCGCAACCATCGAACGTTTTCAACGCGAAATGAAGCTTGGTAAGCCGCGTGGCGCGAAAGGACGGTTCCCGCTGTCACCTCAAATCGAGGACATTTTTCTAGGTCGGCTATCTGGCCTTAAACCTCGGACAATGCTGCGCGCGCTTACCTCCTACATTGCGGACAACGCGCTTCATCCTGTTGCGCTGACTGATGTTAGGAATGCATGGCGGGCCGTTATGTCTTCACCGCTGCGCTTGAGTAGCGCGGCACCCGAGGTGCGATAACGACCCCGAGATGCGAATAGGAGGCGGTATCGTGAACGAACCAAGCAATGCGCCAAGAGAGGCCACCGGTTAAACAAACAGCGGAGCAAAGAAATGCGAGTTTCAGAGATCACGAGGGCGCTTGAAGGAATGGACTTGAGCCCGACGCAGCTGCGCAGCCTGGTCACTGCGCTGGGCGATGCAGCGAGCAAGAGCACGGACCCGATGGTCAAGGGCTTCAAGCTCCCGCTTGAGGACGTGGCATCGGATATCGACCACGAGATTTGGGAAGAGGCTGAAGCCGCGCGGTGGCAACGCGAGAAGTCGGAGATGCGCGACGACATGGCCGAACTTGCAGGGGAGTATTGAGAATGAAAAACCCTTTGGATCTCGACGCCACCATCAACGGCCCGGTCGTGGAACTGCGATACGCCTCGCACGGCGAGGCAATGCGCCAGCTACGGATATTGCGCGAGCAGCTGGCGCAGCGCGCAGAACTGATTAAGGCGCTGCGAGAGATCGCTTGGAGTAACGACAGCGCATGGCAGGCCGATAGAGCGCGCGCCGCAATCGCCAAAGCCACAGGAGAGACGAAATGAACGCCCATCAACGGCGCATCGCGAAGCGCAAACTGGCCCGCAGGCTGCCACCCGGTACGAAGGTTAGGCGCTGGTACATGCCGAGCGTGCAACTCGTTGTCGCGCATCACTCCGCGAACGGGCGAGTCGTCACTTACGACGCCGACGATCCGTCGTTGGTGCGCTACTCACGCGTTCGCGACCTATACCCGGATCCCTTGAGCATGTGAAGAATTTCACTTGCCCGATTCTTTACCTGCAGGTAAAGTTTCGACATCGCAAACAGACATGAGGGGAACGAGATGAGCAAGCCACAACGCTGGTACGAAGTCGAGGGAGAAACGGCCTACATCTATGACTCCCCGTTCCCGCAGCGCTCCGCCTCGATCTCGATCATCAAGAGGGCTGATCTGGCGTTCTACCGCCTCAACTTCCGGTTGACGAAGGTCTGGGCGTAAGCCCTTTCCAAGGAGTACCCGACATGAGCACCATCCGCCGTCGTCGCTACAGCGAAGCCGCCATTGCCCAGCGCCACCCCGACTTGTATGACCGGCTGACGCGCGCCACTGTCGACGCCATCGCGCGTCGCCTCGGGCTGGTGGGGTGAGCCACATGCGCCCTCTTCACTTCATTCATCGTCGCACCTACAGCGTGCTTAGCATCGCCCGCAGGCATCCTCTTCTTTTCTCACACCTCACCGCCCATTCGCGGGTTATCGCTTGCCGTTAGCTTTACCCCAGCGTAAAGTCTTTAACCCCACTCAACGAAACACCATGATCACTGTCACCCTGCAATTCGCCACCCTCGCAGCTGCTATCACTGCCCTCAAAGAGGTTCCCGAGGCCGCCCTCGCAGCACAAACGATGGTCATCGAACCGACCATCGGCGAGATGTCGGCCGCGCTGCAAACGAAGAACGCCATCGCCCAGGCGCAAGCGCCAGCACAGGAGGCGAAGCAGGCGCCGGGAAAGTCCGCTGCGAAGCCTGTCCCTTCCGAGCCTACTGTGCGGGCGGTGGAGGCCGCTGCGCCCGCGAAGACGGCCGACGCATCGAGCCAGTCTGCAGGATCTGCGGCAGCCGCTGCGCAAGCCTCGACTGCTGCGAATGAGCCGAGCTTCGAGGAGTTGAAAAAGGCGTTCCTCGGTCTGGCGGGATCCAAGGGCCAGCCGGTCGCTAAAGAGGTGCTGGCCGCTTTCAAGATCGAACGTCTATCGGGGCTGACCCCCGAGCAATACAGCGAGGCCATGACCATGATCAAGCAAAAGGCGGCTTGAGATGGCTAAAGCAGTAATCGTGATCGAGGACGACCCGACGCCGGAGCACCCCACGCGCTGTGCCGTGCTCGTGGAGTACGACCCGCAACCGGATCCCAACAGCCCGGCGCACAGCTGCGCCGCGGGGCTATCGGGGATGCTGCGCGCGGCCCTTGGGGTTGGCGCCGATGATGCGCAGGAAGGGATTACAAATGGGCGACTCAACTAAACACGCCATCCTGAGCCCCAGCGCCTTCAAGGCGATCATGCTCTGCCCCGCCAAACCGGCGATGGAACGTGGCATTCCAGACCGCACGAGCGCTTACGCCGATGAGGGCACGAACTGCCACACGCTGGCGGCGCATTGCCTCAACAGAGGCCATGAGTCGGCGCGCAAGATCGTCTGCCACGGCACGCGTTTCCTTCCCGCCGATGGCTCTGCGCCTTTCGTCGTCACCGACGACATGATTGAATGCGTGGATGCCTATCTGCGCGTCATCCGTGACTACCAGGGCGATGGTGAGGTGTTCGTTGAACAGTCCCTCCCCATTGGCCATATCACGGGCGAGGAAGGCGCGCAGGGCACGAGCGATGCCGTGATCATTCGGGGCGATGAGTTGATCATCGTAGACCTGAAAGCCGGCCGCGGTGTTGAGGTTGACGCGGGGGAGGATGTTGCGCACGACCTTGGTTTCCAGCGCCGCCCGAATCCGCAATTGGCGCTGTACGCCCTCGGTGCCCTTGAGGAATTCGGCATCCTCGCGGACTTCAGAACTGTTCGCCTGGTCATCGTGCAGCCGCGCGTCAGCGATGCGCCAAGTGAATACGCGATGACGGTCGAGCAGTTGCAGGCGTGGTCGGAGACAGTCGCGAAGCCGGCTGCGGAAGAAGCTCGGATGATCCTCAACGGGGATGCTAACGATCGAGCCGCAGGCTGCAACCCCCACGAAGACGCCTGCCGCTGGTGCCGCGCAAAGCCGACGTGCCCTGCCCTTGCGCAATCGGTCGAGGACGCACTCCAAGCCGAATTCACGGACCTGACGACGGCCGATAAGGTCGAGCAGGAGAACTGGGTGAAAGCGCTCACCCCCAACGCCAAGACCGAAGGCACGGCGGCAATAGGCGCGAAGCTCGACGCCGTGCCGCTGATCGAGATGTGGTGCAAGGCCATCCGCGCCGAGGCAGAGCGCATCCTGCTCGACGGTGGGCAGGTGCCGGGCTACAAGCTCGTGCAGGGGCGCAAGGGTCCGAGGTCATGGGCGGACGAGGCGAAGGCCGAAGAGACGCTTAAGTCCTTCCGGTTCAAGAAAGACGAGATGTACGACTACAAGGTCATCTCGCCCACGAGCGCTGAGAAGCTTCTCAAAGCAGAACCTCGCCGCTGGCAAAAGATGCTGCCACTGATCAAGCAAAGCGACGGCTCGCCCAGCGTCGTGCCACTCAGCGACAAGCGACCGGCGCTCGAGATCAAGCCGATGGAATCGGAATTCGAGGCGATTCAAGAGACAGCGGAGGACTTGATATGACCTACGGCGTGAGGCACGGTGCAGCGTACAAATGCTGCAAGACCTGCGGCGAGCGCTTCTACCTGGACCTCATCTTTAACGATTGCTGGTGGTGCCGCGCGCTCGCGCTGTCGAAAGACGCCGAACCGAAAGCCGCAGACCCCTACGCGCCCTTCCGCGTCCCGCCCTCGCAAGAGGTATGGCGCGACGCCGAACCGCCCAGGCCCTGCGCCTGGGATGACTGGAAACCCGCACGCGAGATCGCGTGATCGAAAGGACCCGACAATGAACATCTCACGTCTGGAACGCCTGCCCTCCTACCGCGAATTGCAGGCGAAGAAGGCCGCAGAGGAACTTGCGCAGCGCAATCGGCAGGGTCTGGCGCTGCCGTTCGAGATAGCCTGGTTCAACGGCGAGCACGAGATCGAGGTGGATCCCGTGCCGAAGCACGCTGAAGCGCCCACCGAGCAACCGAAGTTCCGCAAGGGCGACCGGCTTGTTTGCGTGGAATCCTGGAGTAACTGGCTCACGGCGGGAAAGGTCTACGAAGTGCGGTTCGAGCCGCAATCAGATGCTGTCTACATAACAGACGATGACGGGGACACCGTCCTTTGCCACGTCAGTCGATTCAGACTCGCGACCGCGGAAGAGGCGAAATCCATCGAGCAACCGAAGTTCCGCAAGGGCGACCGGCTTGTTTGCGTCGACGCAAAAGACGGAACACAGCTGACGGAGGGTGAAACCTACGTCGTAGTGGCCGCTACCCGCTGTTACGTCCGCGTCGCCGACGGTACAGGAGGCTACGTCTGGTACCGTGCGTGCAGATTCCAACTCGCACCCGCCAACTAGTTCACGCACCCCCAACCCTGATGCTTGACCGAATCTTTACCCCCAGGTAAAGTTTCGACACCAACTTAAAGGAGCCAGCATGGCAATTGTCAAAGTCACCGATGTTCGTATTTCCTTCCCTGCGCTGTTTGAAGCTAAGGCCATCAACGGCGAAGGTGAACCGCGCTTTTCCGCTGCGTTCGTCATCGTGCCCGGTAGTGAGAACGCAAAGCTCCTCGCGCAGACGATGGAAGCCGTCGCAAAAGAGAAGTGGGGCGCGAAGTCAGCCGGCATCCTCGCGGAGCTCAAGAACAAGGGCCGTGTCGCCTACAAAGAGTCGCCGCTGTCCAAGGACGGCGAGGTGTACGACGGGTTCGAAGGGATGTACGTGCTCAACGCCTCGAACGTTGCACGAGTGCCCGTCATCGACAAGGACACGACGCCGCTGACACCAGCAGATGGCAAGCCCTATGGCGGCTGCTACGTGGACGCCAGCGTAGAGATCTGGCCGCAGGACAACAGTTGGGGCAAGCGCATCAACGCAAAGTTGCGCTGGGTGCAATTCCGTCGCGATGGCGATGCATTCTCAGGTGGCGCTCCGGTGAGCCAGGATGAATTCCAGTCCATTGCGGACGGCGCAATGGCCGATGACATGGTTTGACACGCTGTCTCCTCCCCGCGCGTAAGCGCGGTTCGCCCTGGGCTTCGGCCTAGGGTCTTTTGGTGAGGGGTTGCCGCTGGAGGATCCTGGCGGAGGCCACGACCCCTCACCAAAAGATGAACTTCGAGGGCGCACGATGCCGCGGAGTCTGCAGCCCGCGCAGAGGTTTGAATCCTCTGGCCCTCGCCCTGAAAGGAACGACCGGGATGGATGAGATTTGGAAAGACGTTCCGGGCTACGAAGGCCGCTACAGGGTGAGCAACCAAGGGCGCGTGCGCGGGGTTACAGGCCGCTTGCTCGTGGGGCAGGTAGTCAACTCAGGGTATCGCGTGGTGCACCTGTTCAGCGGCGGCAGGCATACCCGCGTCGTTGCCCTGGTCCATCGCCTCGTCGCGCAGTCCTTCGTCGAGAACCCGAACGGCGCGGAGTATGTGAATCACCTCGACGGGCGTAAACTCAACAATTGCAGCGTCAATCTTGCTTGGTGCACCAACTCCGAGAACGTGATCCACGCGCGCGATTTGGGCTTGTGGGCGCCCTTTCGACATGGTGTTGTTGGTGTGCACATGCAGACGAAGGAAGTCGTCTACTTCAAGAGCCAGCGAGATGCGGAGATCGCGCTATCTGGGACTGGTAAGCAGTCGAGCGCGGTAAACCACTGCCTGAGCGGCAAAAAGAAGTCCGCCTATGGCTACGTGTGGGGGCGCACGTGAAAATCTGCTGGGGGGATACAGAAACTTTCTCCGCTACCCCGATAAAGGACGGCACGCACGCCTACGCGGAGAACGCGGAGGTAATGCTATGGGCCTACGCATTCGACGACGGTCCGGTGTCTGTGTGGGACGTGACTGCAAGCGCGCCAATGCCCGTCGATCTCGCAGCGGCACTCGCGGACGGGGATTGCCTGCTCTATTTTCATAACAGCCATTTCGATAGGACTGTCATAAGGCACGCTCTCGGAATCGACATTCCAATCGAGCGCTGGCGCTGCAGCATGGTTCGAGCCCTCGCGCATTCCCTCCCCGGCTCTCTCGACAAGCTCTGCGAGATCCTGGAAGTGCCGCAGGACGCGCGCAAGCTCAAGACGGGCGAGGAACTCGTCAATCTCTTTTGTAAACCACGCCCGAAGAACTCGAAGATCCGCCGCGCGACTCGCAAGACGCACCCCGAGGAGTGGAAGCTCTTCATGGACTATTGCGGCATGGATGTCGTCGCAATGCGCGAGTGCTGCAAGCGCATGCCCGAGTGGAATTACAAGGGCAAGGAACTGGCCTTGTGGCATTTGGATCAGGTCATCAATTCCCGTGGGTTTGCCGTCGATGTCGAACTCGCAGAGGCTGCTGTCCGTGCCATCGACATTGAACAAACCCGACTTGCCGGCGCGGCCTGGGCGCACACCGATGGCGCCCTCAACGCCGCCACGCAGCGCGACGCGATGCTTGAGCACATCCTCGCCGAGTACGGTATCAGCCTGCCCGACATGCGCGCTTCGACGCTTGAACGACGCCTCGACGACCCCGACATCCCCGAGGCTCTGAAAGAGCTCCTGCGAATCCGCCTGCAGGCCAGCACCACGAGCACGAGCAAATACCGCGCAGTCATCCGGGGGCAGACGGGCGGAAGGCTTCGGGGCACTCTGCAATTCGACGGCGCCGGTCGCACCGGGCGCTGGGCGGGTCGGACATTCCAGCCTCAAAACCTGCCTCGCGTGCCGAAGTACATCAAGCCTCAGTGGGAGGACACAGTAACGGCCATCAAGGCCGGTGTCGTGGACATGCTCTTCGACAACCCGATGGAGGCAATGGGGTCGCTTGTGCGCGGAATCATCATCGCGCCACCAGGCCTCAAGCTCGTTGTCGCTGACTTGAGCAACATTGAGGGTCGGATGCTCGCGTGGTTGGCGGGTGAAGAGTGGAAGCTCAAGGCGTTCCGCGACTTCGACAACGGCATCGGCGCTGACCTGTACAAACTGGCCTATGCGAAGTCCTTCAACGTGCCGGTTGAAGAAGTTGGCGACGAAGAAAGGCAAATCGGCAAGGTCGAAGAGTTGATGCTCGGGTATGAAGGTGGCGTAGGGGCGTTTTTGACTGGCGCAGCCACGTATGGTTTCGACGTAGAAGACCTGGGGCTGCGCGCCTACGGCACCCTGCCCGACTGGGCACGCGAGGAAGCGCACGACTTCTACGCCTGGGCCGTCAAGCAGAAGCGCTCAACCTTCGGCCTGAGCGAGCGCGCGTTCGTGACGTGCGACGGCATCAAGCGCCTTTGGCGTTCGGCTCACCCGAACATCGCGAGTCTCTGGAAGGGTCTGCAGGCCGCTTGCATTCGCGCCGTTGAATGGCCTGGGCAGACGCTGACCGAAGGCGTCTATGAGTGGGGCGGACGCACGTTTACCGTCCCTCTGCGGGTCAAAGTCCGTCGCGATGGTGCATGGCTGCGCGTCGTGTTGCCCTCTGGTCGGGCCCTGTGCTACCCGCAACCGAAGATCGAGGACGGGAAGCTCACGTACATGGGTGTCCATCAGTACACGCGGAAATGGACGCGCCTCAAGACCTACGGCGGCAAGCTCTGTATCGCAGGCGGGACGCTCGTGCTCACCTACCGGGGGTGGGTACCGATCGAAATGGTCGATTCGCTTGATCTCGTATGGGATGGCGTCGACTGGGTCCGCACCGAAGGGTGTATCGGTAAAGGCGTTCGGGAAGTGATCGAAGCCTACGGCGCTTCAATGACGCCGGATCATTTGGTGCTGTCGATGGAAGGGTGGATCTGTGCATCACAGAGCGAAAGATATCAGCGGGCTGCGTGTCGGATACCTTACGGCTGTGAGATACCACGGCAGCGATGGAAAGAAGTCGTTATGGTTGACGCGCTGCGACTGCGGGACCGAGAAGATCATGCCAGCGAGCGAACTCACGAAGCAGAAGGCGCGGGGGATCGTCGCTTCCTGCGGGTGCATGAGGTGGGCAACCATCGGCGCCAGGAACACGACGCACGGCATGAGCAACCATCCGGCCTACGCGGTATGGCGCAGCATGATCGACCGATGCCGACTCCCGACGCACCAGGCGTGGAAGAACTACGGCGGCCGCGGCATCACTGTCTGCGCGCGTTGGCGAGAATCGTTCGAAAACTTTTGGGCAGATATGGGCCCGACTTATCGGCGCGGCCTGGAACTGGACCGGGGGGACAACGACGCGGGCTATTCGCCGGAAAACTGCCGGTGGACAACGCCGAAAGTGCAAGCCAACAACACCCGGCGCAATCGCAGAATCGGCGACAAGACGGCATCGCAACTGGCCGAAGCGCTCGGCGTGAAGCGTTCGACGATGTATTACCGACTGGCAGCGGACGTGCCGATAGAGAGGCTGGGGGAAACCCCCGACGTGTCGCGCAGGTTTTCGACCTGCTCAACTGCGGACCCCGGCAGCGATTCGTAATCTGGGCTGGCGGCGCGCCGCTGGTCGTCCACAACTGCGAAAACATCACTCAAGCCGCAGCACGCGACGTGCTTGCAGGCAGCATGCCGGAGGTTGAAGCAGCGGGCTATCAGATCGTACTTACTGTGCATGACGAGATCATCACGGAAACGCCCGATTCGCCTGAATTCACGGCTGATCGCCTGGCCGAAATCATGAGCCGATCGCCCGAGTGGGCGCCGGATATCCCGCTCGCGGCAGCGGGCTTTGAAGCTTACAGGTACAGGAAGGGTTAGGACATGGCCCGCAGCCCTTATTTCAACCTCTGCGAACGCCTCATTGCAAACACCGAGGAGCCCGAGAACGCGCAAGGTTGTTGGCCTTGGAAGCGCCAGCGCGACCGCTGGGGTTACGGACGCTTCACCCTTTACGTCGATGGCGTCATCGTCAAGCTGCAGGCGCACATCGCGCTATGGGTGTGGTTCCACGCACAGCCTGAGAGCATAGGCGAATTCGTCATGGCGTACTGGTTCCTCACAGCGACCGGCCTGGAGCTCGATCATCTGTGCGAGAACGAGGGCTGTTGCAACCCGGAACACCTCGATCTGGTGACGGGATCCGAGAACTGCCAGCGGCGCGAGGATCGTTCACGTTTCCACGCCCTTGACTTTACCCAGGGATAAAGCTTTAATTTACTCATGGCTAAACAAGTCACCCGAACAGGCATCGTCATAGGCGGCGCCTACACCCCTCGGCGCGATGCGGCCTACGCCGAGCCGGTCGAGCATCCGATTACGACGCTGGGGCACCGCATCACGCCCTGGGTCGCTGTCTTCGCTGCGTTCTGCGCGGCGCTCGTAATTCTCTATGGAGGTTGAGAGATGGAAGACGAAGCCACCAAGACCCTGATCGCACTCGCCCAGCACTCCGAGGGCGTGCGCGCCACCGACAAGCGCCTGAAGCAGTGGACAGCCAAGATGATCGACGGGCGACTGAAGCGGCTGGTAAAGGCCGGTACGCTGCGCAAAGTGGCTTTGGGTCCGCGCAATGTCCGCTACTTCGCGGATGAGCGAGACGCGCGCCTGGCAGAACAGCGGGTCGCGCACATGAGCATGCTCCCGAATTCGGTAGGCAAGCCCGCTGCGATCAGCACAAGACCAAGTGGGTGGGAGAGCATGCCAGCTGGCATGACGGAGCGGACGAAGTTCACGCGTTGCCCGAGTCCGCCCGACCGCTTCACCTCGACGCCACTGCCAATGGCCTTCGTCGGCGCGCTCCAGCGCGGGCGTGTCCGTTGTGGCTGAAAAGCCAATCTGCACGCTATGCGGCCGCGAAGGCCATCGCGCCTCACATTGCCCTTGGAACCTTGGAGTAATCAGTATGTGGAAATGCTTTCTCGTGATGCTTGGTTTCCTTTGGGAAAGCGCTTTCTGCGGCCACCGGGATCATGCTCAAGACGCGATCGACGCCGAGGACTCAAAGAGGGGGGATCTGTGAAAGAGCGGGACATCGAGCGCTATCTGTGCAAGCGCGTCAAGGAATTGGGCGGAGAGGTCAGAAAAGTTCAGTGGATTGGGCGCAATGGCGCGCCGGATCGCCTTGTGATGCTGCCCAGCACCGGGAATTTCCCAATGCCGGAGGGTGCGACGGTGTTCGTCGAGGTGAAGAACCCCGACACCATCAAGACATTCCCCGCTGACGCTCACGAGAGGGCCCAGCACCGCGAGCACGAGCGTATGCGCCGCATGGGGCAGACGGTACTGGTCATCGGCACGACAGAGGCCGTTGACGAGTGGCTGGGGGTGGCGGAATGAATACCGACCGAATCGCCCTTGAGCTTGCGGATTACGGTTACAGCCTCGGCGAGAACTCCCGGATCGTCTTTCCGGGCGGCAAGGCCTCCGATTTGTTCGTGTGCTCTGGCAAGGCCGGTCGCTTGCAGGTACGGGCCGTTAATGGCCGCCGCCTTCTTTGGTCCGGGCAGCATATCGGTAGCTTCCTGGAAGCATTCTGGTTCGCGGAGCGGCATAAAAGAACGGAGCCGGGCAACGCCCCCGAGGATCTGGTGTGATCGAGTTTTCGCCCAGGCCCTGGCAAGTGCCGATGATCGAGCACCTGCTCGAACACGAGCGATGCGCTCTATTTTGCGCAATGGGCGCAGGTAAAACGTCGGCGGTGCTGACCGCGCTCGATAGCCTCATGCTCGCGGGCGAGGACCATCCGACGCTCGTGCTCGCCCCTCTGCGCGTGGCCCGGACGACATGGCCCGAGGAGGTGCGGAAGTGGCGTCATCTCCGACACGTGAGCGTCATGCCGATTGTCGGGAGCGAGGCAGAACGGCGCGCGGCATTGCGCTATGACGCTTCAATTTACAGCTGTAACTATGAGCAGCTCGAATGGCTCGTGGACTATTACGGCGAGCGCTGGCCTTTCAAGACCGTCGTGGCCGATGAAATGTCGAAGCTCAAGAGCTTCAGGCTGCGCCAGGGCGGCAAGCGCGCCGCAGCACTCGCGAAGGTGGCGCATCACAAGGTCAAGCGGTTCATCGGCCTCACAGGCACGCCCGCGAGCAATGGCCTGCAAGACCTTTGGGGTTCCGTCTGGTTCGTCGACCAGGGCAAGCGCCTCGGGCGCACCTTCGACTCGTTCAAGCAACGCTGGTTTCAACGCAGCTATGACGGATACGGCTCGGTCGCGCTGCCTCACGCCCAGGAGCAGATTCAGGCTGCGCTGAAGGACGTTTGCCTGACGGTCGATCTCAAGGACTACGTGAACATCGCAGAGCCGGTCGTGAGCAACATTTACGTTGACCTTCCGCCTCATGCTCGCGCGCTGTATCGCGACATGGAGAAAGAAATGTTCATGAAGTTGGAAGGGCACGAGGTCGAAGCGTTCAACGCAGCGGCACGGACAATTAAATGCTTGCAGTTGGCTAACGGCGCATGTATTTACGATGACGCCGGCAATTGGAAGAACATCCATGATGAAAAGCTCGACGCCTTGGAGGACATTGTGGAGGAGGCTAACGGCGCGCCCGTATTGGTGGCCTACCACTTTCGTTCTGATCTTGCCAGACTACAGCGTGCGTTCCCTAAAGCTCGGGTGCTTGATTCTGACCCTGGCACGATCAAAGAGTGGAACGCGGGTCGAATACCGATGCTCTTTGCTCACCCGGCGTCGGCGGGTCACGGCCTCAACTTGCAAGACGGTGGAAACATCCTGGTCTATTTCGGCCATTGGTGGAACTTGGAGGAGCGAATGCAAATCCTCGAACGAATAGGGCCCACTCGCCAGATGCAGGCCGGGCATAACAGGGCCTGCTATGTGTACAACTTGGTAGCTCGCGATACCGTTGATGAGTTGGTCATCGAACGGGTCAACAGCAAGCGCGAAGTTCAAGATTTGTTATTGGAAGCGATGAAGAGAAAGGGAGTTGAGTATGCGTGATAACAGGGATTTTCTACAGTACCCGGATACCCCCGAAACGGCTACTGTCACTCTCGACCAGCATCAGCAGAACAAGATTAGGGAGATCGAACGGCGAATCCTTGAGATCGAAGCGGTGCGGTTCGCCGCACCGGCCGCCGACACGATCGACGCCACGTTGACCGAGCGCGGTGCCCGATACGGCAAGTTCACAGGGCACGCGGAAGTCACACAGAACCTGAAGCGCACCATCGCAATCGCACTGGCCGATCGCGAGAAGACGCTCGCCAAGGACCAACAGGAAGCGCTCGACATGATTGCGCACAAGATCGGCCGGATCATCAATGGAGACGCCGACTACGCGGATAGCTGGGTGGACATTGCCGGCTATGCCAAGCTCGTGGCGGATCGGCTGCAGGGGGTTGAGAGATGAACACTTTTGACAAGCTCCTACCGTTCGAGATTCAGCGGCCGGAAACGCCGAGGCCGATTAGCTTCGCCTTTCGCCACAGGGCGGACCCCTACGAGTTGGGGCTGCTGCAAGAGGATCGACAGCGCTACTTCGAGCGCATCAAAAGGAAGGCTGCCGGTGCGCTTGCAGACCATATCGCCGAGCATTGCAAATGGTTCGATGTCTCGATACCGCAACATGATCCGTATCTGACGCTGCAGCTGGAACTCACGATAGAAGACCGAGGGGCTTACGTGAACTACGCGCGAGAGGCCAGGACGGCGGGGTTTTCGGACGGGTGGGCACGCGCACAGGCCGCATGCGCGGCCTCGTTGCCTTACGGCGTAGCCGACGCTGCACAGGAGTTCTACGAATGAAAACCGCTGACATCGAGCCGATTCAAACTCCGGTTGCACTGCCCTTCGAGTGGTGCCTCCTGTCGGTCGCCGCCCAGGCCACGGGATTGACCCCGAAGGCCATGACGCGGAAGATTGAAGAGGGGAAATGGGTCGAAGGACGGGAGTACGTCAAGCGTGACGGCCGGATATTCGTGAGCGTGAAAGGCTTTAATAAATGGGTCGCAAATCAGAATGCACCATAACCACCCGCGAGGGTAGAGGCATTCAACTGCGAGTGACCTTCGAAGGTACTCGCTACCAGAAAACGATTCTGGTCAACGGTAAGCCGCTCGCTGCGAACCCTCGCAATGAGAAATACGCGCAGCGGCTCGCCGAAGAGATCAACGCCAAGATTCGGGCCGGCGTATTCGTACCGGCCGAATACTTCCCCGACACCCGGGATACTGCTGCGCCCCTGACAGTCGGCGGTCAACTCGACGCATGGCTTGCGACGCAGCGCGTCGAGCACTCCACAAAGGCCGGCTACAGCAGCGCACTGAAATTCTGGAAGGCCGCACCGTACGACGCGAAGGACGCAGGCGCGAAACTCGGCGAGTTACCGCTCCGTGCGCTGAAGCTGTCGCACATCCTCACGGCCATCGCCTCGCGGCCGAATCTCAGCGGCAAGACCATCAACAATTACCTGTCGGTGCTGCGGCCTGCGCTTGCGCTTGCGGTCGAAGACAAGGTGCTCGCAGAAAATCCCGCCGAGAAAGCGCCCGACGCCGCGCACCAGAAACCGCCGCCCGATCCATTTTCCAAAGACGAGGTGGAGCGAATCATCGCCGACATGGCGCAGCACTATCCCGAGCCCGTCGTGAACCTCGTCGAGTTTTGGTTCTTCACCGGCCTGCGCACATCGGAAATCGTCGGTCTGCGCTGGGATAACGTCGATCTGGCGTCAGGCACGATTCTCGTCGCCGAAGGGATCGTCCGGCGCCAGGTGAAGGACAAGACCAAGACAGCGACCGCCCGACACGTTCGGCTTAATCCTCGCGCAATGGCCGCATTGCAGCGCCAGCGGGCGCACACGCAATTAGCAGGCGGATTTGTGTTCCTGCGCCCGTCGAAGCGCGAGCCTGGGCGTCGCGGGCCTGCGCCAGCGTCACCAGAATGGGCGAATGAGAACGCCTTCGCCACCTACTGGCGCCCGACTCTGCGACGCCTCGGGATCCGCTACCGGCGCCCCTACTGCTGCCGCCACACGTATGCGACGATGATGCTCATGGCAGGCGCGCGGCCCGCGTGGTGTGCCCGGCAAATGGGGCATAGCGTGCGGGTCTTCCACGAGGACTATGCGACGTGGATCGACGGCCAACGCGATGACCACGAGATGGCGCTCGTGGAAGCGTTCATCGGGAACCAGAACGGGAACCAGAATCGGGGCGCGACGGGGTAAAGCGGGGAAGTCTTCATAGGTAGATCTCCCCCGCTTTACCCCTTTAACCCCCTAGGGGTTGGGTTAACAGCCCACCGCGGGTTCGAATCCCGCTCCCTCCGCCAGATCGAAAAAGCTTTCCAAATCAGTCAGTTAGCGCAGATTCGAGGCTTTCTCCTCGGGACGCTACGGTAACTCGGAACCAAATGGGAACCAGAATCGTCACCCCGGCCTCGATTCTGGTTCCGGTGCAGGAGCCGGAACCGTTTGATGCGCGGGGTGCTCCAGCAGATGCGTCGCGACGGCCAGCGCCGCTTGCAGCGCGGCCCGGTTCGCATCGCCGCTGCTGGCGCCGGCCGCCCCGGCTGCCGCGTAGCCTTCGATGAGCTGCATCGCAGTCGCGAACCAGGGCAAGACGTTTTGCATGGGTGATCTCCCTTTCAGGTGGTTGGGAACTCAAGCCCGCGAAAACCATCGCGGTCGGGGCCGGTGTCGGAATACTTTCCAGCCCACCCCCAGGCAATACAGAGCCATCCCCACATGCCCCATCAACTGCGCTTCGGCGGGAAAACAAACTGCGGTGAGCGTGTGGGTGTCCATGATCTGCAAGAATCTCGGCAGGCAGAAAAACACGACCCCCGTCATTCCTACCCGCTGGGCAAGATTGTCTGCAAAAATACGCTGAGGCAGGAATACCCCGAGCGTGCAAGACGCGATGACGATGAAAAGAGAAACTGCCGAGACGATCCACATTTTTAATCCCTGAAGCGTTTTTCGATGAAGTCGGTGATCGACTGCGCCACTCGCTTGGAATCAAAATTGGTGATCACGTCGAACAGTTTCTCCACAATCGCCAGACCGAATAGCGCCGTCAGTGCACGGGCTGTCTCCATACTCGTGCCGATAACTCCCTGCACCGACTCCCCAAAGAGTTTCGACATCGCCCACCCGCCGATAAAGTAGAGCATTTTCCGGGGCCATGCCGCATCCCCCATGAAGATGAGGGCAATCAGGGACCCGAGGGCGGCAAAACCCTCTTGTTTTGCCTCGGGTGGCATTTCGCTCATTTGTCATCCTCGAATTGCCAGATGCCGGTTGCCATTTGTTTTGCCATCCGCTGTGCGCGGGCTGGCGTTTGTTTCGCCCAGGCGGAATTGAGCATTTCCCGGGCCGCCCCGGCGTAATCCCCTGCCTTCACGAGCGCGAGGGTTTCAGTAAACGCCATCAGGCCATCGACGCCCATTTGAAATGCCATGTTGAGCAATACCCCTCGCCTCGCATCGTCGAGATTGGCAAACCAGGGCAGCCGCCGCGTGAGTTGATTTACCCGGTCGGCGATGTCGTTCCGCAGCATGAAGTCGATCTCGACCGGCCGAAGCCCCGCGCCGGGTTTACGGGCGTCCACGAGGCGCCCGACGGCGATTGACCAAAACCCGAGGCTGTCCCGGTAGACACACGGCTTCACACCTTCGTCGCCGCGCAATTGCCGGGTGAGTAGGGCGGTCAAGCTCATGTGAGATTCGCCACGCACTTGCGTGATGCGCCGTCAGTGGGGGTCAGGTACGCTCGCTGCATGGATCCAATATTTCTAGGATGGTTAGTCGCGGCGCTTCTTATCGCGGGCCTCTGCGGGCGTCGCGGCAGCGGCAGCAACAAGGGGGTTGACCCGAAGCGCGGGGGTGGCAGTCGGCTCGACGGCGAGCGTTAGGGCGTTGCGCGGCGACAGCACCTGCGTCTGCTGCGCACCCTGGATCTGCCCTCGGATCACGTCGCGCAGCCCGAGCGGGATCTTCCCTGCAATCCGGTCGAGCATGTCGAGCCCGCGACCGAGCATGAGCGCGCCGCTGTTGCTGTTGTTGACGGCGGATCCGGCTGGCTGGGCCTGCATGTACTTGGCGGCCTCGCCGACATCGCGGAAGCGCTGCACCTCCTCAGGGGTGAAGAGCACGCCGAGCTTCTCATCGCCGATGTCGCGCAGAGCGCTGCGATAAGCCGTGTTCGAGAACTTCGTAATGTCGTCGGTGTTGTTCGTCGCCGCGTCGCGCAGGTAGCGCACCACGTATTGCCGCAGCGCCCGCGCACCCTCGGGCCCGACCTGATCGAGCAGCGAAGACACCTCGCCCGGCGACGCGCTTCGCCCGGTGACGAACCGGCGCACGAAATCGCCCGTACCGACGACATCGCCCACCGAGCGCAGTTGCGGGTTGTCGCGCACTGCGGCAATCGCCTCGTCCACCTGCGCGAGCGCCGGGTTTGCTTCAAGCGCCTGCATGTACGTGCGGTTCGCTGCTCGGGCGCGGTTGAACGCCTCGATCGCTGCTTGCCCGTCTGGCGCCGTCTGCGCGCTCGGTAGCGTGTTGCGCACGGCCGGCAGGTTGCCCGGGTTCGGCGCGCGGCCGGCGATGTCCGCGAGTGGCGTCTCGTCGAGCGCCTGACGCACGAGCCGCAGCGCCATACGCGCCGATCCGTCGCTGCTCGCGCGCTGCAGCGCCCCGATGCGCGTCTTCAGCTGCTCGGCGATCTCGACCGTGAGCGGCATTTCACCGCGCGCGATGCGGTTCATGGTGTTCGCCACGTCGCCCGGCAGCGCTCCACCCACCATGTTGTAGTCGAGCAGTTCGTTCGCGCGCCGGGTGAAGGTTCCGGGTTCGAGCGGCAGGCTTCGACCTTGGTTGTCGCGCGCTGCGGAGTAAAGGCTGCTGATCTCGTTGCGCCGCGCGGTCGCGTAGTTCTGCAGGCCACCGATTCCGCGCTCGCCGACTGCCTCGGCGCTGGGCGCAGCCGCCGCGCCGGCCTCGTCGAGGTTGCGCAGCAGCTGCGCGGTGTTCTGGTTCTGCAGGCCGGGCAGGCGCTGCAACCCCACGTCGGTGCTGTTCGCGCCGGTCTTCGCGAGGTTCATCTCGCGCGTGATCTGCCCGGGGTTCTGCGTGAGCATGCCGACTGTCGGCGTGGCGCCCGTGCGCTGGAACACGAGCAGCCGGCGCAGCGCGTCGGGGTTGAGCGGCTGGCCCGTGTTGAGCGCCGATGCGACTTCCTCGCGCATGCCCTGGCGGATGCGCTCGGGCACCTGGGACCAGTCCACGCCGGAGCGTTCGAGCACCAGTTGAATCTGATGATCGGCCTGTTGCAACTGCACAGCGCGGGGCGTGAGCGCACGGCGCGCGGCATCGACAGCTCCAGCGGCCTTGTCGGCCGCGGCGCCGCCCACAAGCCCACCCCCGAGGGCGGCTGCGAATTGCTCGACGGGACCGCCCCCCGCCTCGCGCACTGCGCCACCGGCCGCGCCGGCTCCGGCTGCCCCTGCGGCCTGCACGGCTGGGCGCGCTGCCAACTGCTCGAGCGCGTTGCCCACGACGCCGGTCGCGCCTCTGCTGAGTGCCCCGGCAGCGCCGCTCAGGGCACCCGCGCTGGCGACCGTGCGGGCGGCATCGCCGATGACGCGCTCGTTCGCGTCGCGCGGCGTGGGTAGGCCGATCGCGTCGGCGAGTTGCGTTGCTGCTGCGCCAGTCGATGCGGCGCCCGGCGCGCCGACAGCGCGCAGCAGCGGATTGACCGCGAGGCGAATCGGCTCGGTGAAGGGTTGCAGCGCTTGCCCTGCGCCTTCGATGCCGTACCGCGCTGTCAGGCCGATCTGGCGCGGGATCTCGCGCAGCACAGACCCTGCACGTTCGGCGAGCGAGGGCTGCGGCGCTTCAGCCTGCAGCCACTCCGAAGGAACGGCCATGCCGTTGTTCTTCAACTTGGCGACGAGATCGGCCTTCGTCGTCCCATCAGGGACGTTCTGAATGATCGTGCCATCAGGCAGCCGCACGTCCATTTACTTGAGGCTCCCGAAGTCGACGACCTTTGGCTTCCCGCCCATGCCTTGCAGCGAGTCGGCCTTACTCGCACCGGGCTGCATGCCGGCGTAGCGTTCATTGATCTGGCGGATCGTGGCGAGCGCCGCTTTCTTGATGTCACGCGGCACGGTCGGGTCGCCGATCTGCCCCGCGGCTTCGCGGTACAGCTGCACGTCCTTGTCGGACTGCGGGCCCTCCATCCGAGGCTGATTCATCATCAGGCTGGCCTGCAGCACCTTCAACTTCGCGGACGACTTCGCCCCTTCGGTCGTAGCGCCGAACGCTTGGGCCGCCATATCGGCGCCCGTGCCGATGTAGGAGCCGGTCGAGGTGTCGATGAGCTTGTCGGCCTCGTCGAGCAACCCGAGCACGTTCTTCGCGCTGGCGGTGCGCTTGCCCTCTTCCTTGCTGGGTACTGGCTTACCGGAAGCGTCTACGGCGGTACGCGCGACCGGAGTCGCCCCTGCTGGCAGCTGCGACGGCAGCGCGGTCAAGGTGCCGTTCACGTCCTGGTAGACGACTTTTGCGCCTTGCAATTCGCGCTCGCGCTTGTCTGTGACGCCTGCCCGATAGTTCTCGCCCGCAATCGTGTCGCGGTTGTTGGCGCGTGAGGTCTGATTGGTCCGAATGTTGTTGTCGATGTCCTTTTGAACCTGCGCCCGGTTGTTGCGCTCCGTCTCTTTCTGCCGGCTCTGCTCGGCGTCAACGTCGAATTGCTCTTTCGCCGACAGGAGCTTGCGCATCAGCCCGAGTTGCCAAGTGCCGAATTGCGCGGGGTCACGCGGGATCGACGACAGCATCGACTGCCCGAACTCTGGCGCGATGTGACCTTGCTGCACCTCTGACTGGATGCTGGCCGCCGCCTCTTGCGGGCTGTTGAACATTGCGATCCCGCGCAGCGACGTGTCGAGTTGCGCTTTCTTGTTCGCAATCTCGTCCTTCGACGTGCGCGCGGCGGATTCGCGAGTGTCCTGCTCGGTCTTCGCGTTTGCGAGCCGCTCTTTCTGCAGTGTCATCCCGCGTTCGGCTGTGTACGGGTTGCGAAGCAACGCAGATTCGAGCGCTTGCGGATTCGAGTTGGCAGGATCTGCATAGACGGCCTGCAGCGCGTTTTGCATCTTGCGCTTTTGTGCAATCTCGTCCTGCTGCGCGCCGAACTGCAAAGCCGCGAGTGCGTTCATGCGCTGCGCGTTTTCCATTTGCGCGCGGCGCATGTCCTGCGCGTCATAGTCCGCGGTGTATTCCGCAACGGACTTCACCGGCTGCAGGTAGCTTTGGAATAGGTTCTGTGCTGGCATGGCTCAGGGGTTCTGACGACGGCCATATAGCGCCGCGAGTTGGTTTCCAGCGTTGGCCCAAATATTCCCTTGGGCGAGCATGGCGCCGCCCGCGGCATTGCCCTGGCCGCTGTAGAGATCGCTGATGGCGTTCGCGCGGTTCACCCCCGCGCTGGCCGCGCCGCCCGCGGCCTGGAACTGCCCTTGTGCGAGTTGGCTCCCGGTGTTGAGCGCGCCGGACGACAACGCCTGCCCCGTGTTGTAGCCCGTCTGCGCCATCGTGCCGGCTGTGCCCAGGGCGCCTGTCGCGAGGCCCTGGCCCGTCGAGAGCCCGGCATTCGACAGCCGATCTGCTGTGCCGAGTCGCGCGGAGGCCGCCTGCCCTGCGGCCTGCTGCCCCATGCCGGCGAGCGAGGCGAGACGGTCGAGCGCGTTTTGCCGACGCTGATAGGCCGCGTTGTAGCCCGTGCTCGCGTAGTCGGTGCCGTAGCGCGTTGCGGCCTTGAGCGCAGCGCCCGACACCCGGCCGCCCATCGCGGCGATCTTCCGATCCAGTGCCTGCTGACCCTGCTGCAGGCCGAAGGCATAGCCCGGATCCTGCATCACGTCGGCCGCCGTCACCGGCTGCGCCAGCTGCTGCTGATACTGCGATAGCGCCTGCTGCCCGGCCTGCTGGTACGGCGCGTAGTCGGCCAGGGCGCCGCGCAAACCCTGGTTGAGATCGACGCGCGAGCCGGCGAGGCCTTGGTTCAGATCCGCGCGGGCCTGCTGCTGGCCCCGCTGCAGATCGCTGCGAGCCCAATCGCGCCCGCTCAACAAGTCCGCGCGCGACTGCTGCTGCCCGTTCTGCAAGTCCGTGCGCGCGAAGTCTCGAGCACCGTAAAGATCGGTGCGCGTCTGGTCGTACTGCCGGCGCTGCTCTGCCAGCGCCGCATTCGTCGCCTGCTGCTGCGCCTGCAGCGCGCGGTCTGCGCTGGTCGAGCCGATGAGGGCGCCGCCGAGTGTCGCACCGGCCTGCAGCAGGTTGCCCGGCGTTGCGAGCTTGCTCAGGGCATTGCCTGCAGAACTCGCGAGGCCCGACAGGCCGCCAGCCGCCGCAGCAGTCCCAGCGGCACCTGCCCCCGCTGCACCGGCCGCCGAGGGGATCGTCCCTGGCAGCAGCGCCTCCGGCGCGATGCTCATCGGCGAGGCCGCGAGGCTTGCAAGTTCGGCCTGACTCAACAGGCCGCCGCCAGCTGCGCCGCTGCCTGCCGCGCCTGATGCACCCGCACCAGCCCCTGCGCCGGCCACTCCTGCAAGCGCAGGGGCAGCCAGGATCGCGGCGCCCGCGAGGAAATCGTTTTCGCTCGACGCGTGCCGCCCGAGTGGCTGCCCCACCTGGTTGCCGTTGGCGTCGAAATACGCGACTTCGGCGTTGTTCGTGCCCGGCGTGCGGCGGACCATCCTGCGCAAGCCCTTTGCCTGGAGCCACTGCTCGAACGGATCGGGCGGCGGGGTCGCGGGCCCTTGGTAACCCTCACGGCCGTTGTTGTTGATCCAGTCTTGGTACGCAGAGCCGTAATTGCGCTGCATCTCCGCGAGCAACGGATCATTAGGATCAAGGCCCGCGCGTACCATCTCCTCGGGTGTGGTAGCGCCTACCGTCAACGACGGCATGCCCCAGTTGTCCAGCTCGGACCCCTGGAGCGAATCTCCGGCGCCACTCTTCGGCATTGCCGCCAGGGCCTGCGGGTCGACCCATGCCATCGGATCCGCGGCAATCGCGCTCCAGATGCTCATTAAGACACCTCCCGGCCTTCGATGCGGATCACGATCGCACTCGCGGCGCTGGCGATGGTGCTGATGAAATCGCCCGTGTTGAGCACACGGCCCACGAGGCCGGGGAATAGCTCAGGATCGCCGCCGTTGACGATCGTTTTCGCCGGGACAACGAGGTTCGACGCGCCGGCCGCGCTGCCGCTCGGGACGATGTTGACTGCAAGCGTCTGGTTCGCGCCGGAGTTGTTCGAAGCCGTCACTTTGTCGATGATGGTTCGCGTTCCTGCCGGCGCGGTGTATTGCGTCGTCTGCGCGTTTTCCGCGTACTTGGTTTCAAGCAGGCATTTGGCGGTGACGGTCGTCATGCGTCTAATCCTTGTTGCAGTCCGGCCACCAGCCGGGATAGGTCGTCAATCACTGCGCGCAACTGCGCGACTTGGTTTTCCAGCCACTCAACCCGTTCTTCGGTCGGCAATGCGGGCGGCTGCAGCCAATCGAAAGGCTCGGCGAGGGGAGTTGCAGGCGGCTGCCATTCCGTCGCATCGGAGCCGGGCGGCGCCGCGGGGGGTTGCCATTCCGTGGCGTCGGATCCGGGCGACAGCGACGGAGGCGCTTGCTCGTTCGTGAACTCGCTGCCCGTCGCTGCGGTGGACTGCACCACGAGCACGGGCGGGGCTTGGAGCAGATCCTCGAGATTCGGCGCGACCACGCCACCAATGCGCGCAGTGACATCGCGCGCCCAGCGATACCACTCGCTATTGATCTGCGCGCGACCCGTAATCGGGATGTCGAGACGGGGGAGGGTGACGGTCGCCATGTCAGTCCACTGCGGCAGAACGGAGCGTCAGGGGCACTGCGTCCTCGCAGCGCAGGCGGAAGACGCGATCTCGCGACGACCCGAGCGGCATCCAGCGGATGCGCGCCATGTCCGACGTGCCGAGCGAGCGAGCGCGAGGGGTGCCGAAAGTCTCCCCGCCGTCGTTGGAAATCTCGAGCGCGATCTCGCCGCCCTCGCCGCTCGTGCAGCCCAGTTCGAGCACGCGGAAATTCACATGCTCGTAGTTCGGAGCGCGCAAGTGCGGCCACGTGCGCTCGCGCATCAGCACATCGCCGGCCAGGGTGTAGGTGCTGTCGCTGACCTCATAGACGTACTGGCCTGAGCTCCCGTAATGCGAGCCTCGCCAGTGCACGACTTCCTCGATCCGCAGCGGCGAATAGTCCGTGCCGTCCCACTCCGCGCGCTCGTGCCATTGCTGAGTCGCGGCGTCGTAGACCCATGTCGTATCGAGCCCTGGGGCGTTGACACCGATAAATTCGCTGCCTGCACGCTGGTAAACCCACAGCGTCGCCGCCGAGATGTCGGAGGATCCTGCAAGTGCTTCTTCGACCGCCCAATTGCTGACGCGCACCGGTTGGTGCCCCTGCATCATGTAGACAGTGCCCGTGCCGCGATCCGTCTTGCCGACCCAAAAGAGAGTGTCTGCCGCGCGAGTTACTGCGCGCAGGCCGACGATGCCCACGTCGATCGGCGCCGAGTTGTACCGGGCGAATGGGAAATCGGGGTCGCCGCTGTCGATCCAGATCTCGACCGAGCGCGTACCGAACAAGAACAGCTCCCGCTTGCTGACGCGGAAAGTGATGATGTCGTCATACGCCGCGTCGGCACTGGAGAAGTCCAATGCGTCGAGGTTCAGCGCGTTGTCAATCGCGGAAATGAAGAATTGATCCGTTCCCTCTTCGGAGAAGATGAAATAGCCATCCAATTCGTCCACGTCATTGGACGACCGCCAGTCGGGATCTGTGATCTGCGCGAAGACGTTGCTCGCGAGGTCGAGCACGAAGCCGTTCGTGCCATCGACGATCACGAGTTGAGTGCGACCATTGATCAGGCGCACGCTGCCGCTGGAGGTCGTGAGCGTGCCGCGCGAGACAGCAGTGCCGCTGGTCATCTCGTACAGCGTGGCACCGGCCACGACGAACCAGCGGGTATCCGTCGTGTGCATGCCGCGGACCGTGGCGCCCATGTCGAACGACTGCACGAGTCCTGGCGCGCTGCGCAGCACCATCGGGTTGTCCTCGCCCTGGCCTTCGACCTGCTGCAGCCACAGATTGACCGAGCGCTGCACAGCCACTTTGCGGTCTGCCAGCTGGTAGCTCGGGCCGATGGCTTGCACGATGCGCTTGCCGGCCATCGTCAGCCCTGCAGGATGCGCGCGACAGGGCCGGAGGCGTCGCCCCCGCCAAGGATCGCGGGATTGAGGTTCTGCACGGCGACGCGCTGCCTGGCAGCCGCTGCGCGACGTTCGCAGACCGCGAGCACCTCGGGGTTCAGCGTCGGCGCCAGGAGCGCGGCCAGGCACGCCGCAAGGGCTGATCTGTAGCCCTGCGGCATGGTCAGCACGTTGTCGAGCCCCTCGAACGTCGCCAGGGCCTGCCGGGTGCGCAACGTGATGCTCTGCCCCGTCGGGACGGGATAGAAATAGATCGTCGATGCACCGTCGTAGGCGTAGACGCACGGGCCACCCGATGTGGTCTTTTGCGGGGTCGCGTGGTATTGCGCCATCGTGATCGGGTCGAGCGGCACGTCTTCGCCGCTGCCGTAATCGACCGTCGCGCCAAGGATCTGATCGCCCGGTGAGAGGTCGAGCCAATCCACGCCGAGCGTGCCCGTCGCGCTGCTGATGCCCGCGACCGATTCGGTCAGGATCTCCTGAAAGAGCGCGGCCTTTACGCCGTCCCATTCGTCGATGACGCTGTTGAGCGCGTCGAGCGCGAATTCGCCCGTGTCCGTGTCGAGCGACTCCCCTGGCGCCAAGCGGTTGAGATGAAACCGCAGCGCGTCCATGATGATGGCGCGCGCCGAGACGTAGGAGGTCGGGATGATGACGGTCGGCATCGCGATTACGCCAGGGTGAGAGAAACCGATCGCACCGTACCGTCGGAGCCCTTGACCTTGATCTTCAATTCCGTGTTGGAGGTCAGTTCGAACACCAGATTGCCGTTTGAGGCGGGAGTGGCTGACGCCGGGGGTGTCAGCGTCAATTGACGGGAGAAGACGTTGGTATACCCCACCGACGCGGTGCCGAGGGAAATCGCGTTGTCAGTCTCGGGCCGGATCGTCGAGTTGAAGAATCGGACCGTCGCGGTGTTACCGACGCGCAGGCTCCAATAATCCCCCGCATCTGATGCCGTTTTTGTGTACAGGAACGTGCCCTGTGTCGACGCTCCAGGCATCGAGTAAGCGATGCCTGCGGAGTCCCCCGCCGTGCCGGAGGTGGCATACGCCTGCACGGCGTTCGTCGTGTCTTCTTTGATCCAGTAATGCCCGGAGTTGAAAGACGCCCCCGAAGCACCGAAGCGGTCCCTGAACTTGCCAGAGAGGGATCCGGCCCGTTCCCCCGTGGCGTGGCACCAGACGACGTTCGCATTGCTGCCACGATTGGAGTTGCCACTTGCGTCGCTGATGACACTGGTCGCGAAGATAGACGTTCGCGCGCCTGGGTGGGCCACCTCGACGGCGTTTTTCGCCGCGCCGGACTGGAAGCTCACAAGGGTCGTCGTGGTGTCGTGGCTGACGACCTGCGCGTAATTGGACGATGCGTAAAGGCGCACCGTATCAACGAAACTGCCAACGCCAAGGGCCCCGAAGATCGCGTTCTGCGAGGCGTTGCTTTCCAGGCGGATCAGGTGAGATGTACCGCTGACGGCTGGCGCTGCCCGGTTGTCGTGCACCAGCGCGCTGGTGACGTTGTAATTCATATAGTCGCCAGTGAACCCGACATCGCAATTCTTGCTCACGATGCCGTGAGCAACATTGCATTGGGCCCCCGAGGCGAGCTGCTGCCCGTAGCCAACCGCCGTACCTGACCCCTCGGCGATGAGGTCCGACAGCACGTTGTAAGTCGCGCTGTCCTTTAGTTCATGCGCGTAATTGCGGCACGTGGCCGCGTAGATCCCCCGCGCAAAAGAGCAATCGCAGTTCTCGTAGATCCAGCCGTAGGAAATGCCCCCGACAGCCGTCATCGTCGCGGTGTTGCCCACCACGTCGCAGTCAATGACGCGATGCCGCTGCCGGCCGGCCGTGCCGAAGTTGATGATGCCGGTCCCGCCACCACCCGAGGTCGAGCCGAAGTCGCTCACGTTGACATTGCGGACCGTGCTGCGCGACTGCGTATTGACGACCCCGTGCCCGTCGTAGCCGAGCGTCGTCTTGTCCATGTTGACACTGAGATCCGCGATCTCGGTGTCGTCGGCCGTGGTCGAGCTGATCAGATTGGCATTGGCCGTGCGCCGCAGCGTCGTAAGGGCCTTGCCCTCGCCGCGGATCTTCGATGCGGCGCCCAGGGTCACGCCTGCGGTCTTGACCGTGCCGGCGTTGATCCGGCCTTCGCGATTCGCGGCAGCCGTGAAGAGCTTTTGCAGCGCCGTCGTCTCGGTCGTGCCGTTGAACAACACGCCCTGATCCTTCGCGCTGACGCCCTCCTGCAATTTCGTCGCAACGGTCGTTGCGACGGGGGCGACGCCGGGCGGGGTGTATGAGACCTTGGTAGCGTCAACAGCGCCCGCGTCGGCGGAATCGAAAAGCGTAATGTCCGATACCGACTCGGTTCCGACGGTCGATGACGCAATCGTCAGCCGATAGCGGCCATTGGCCGCGTAAAACGAATATTCGCCGCTGCTGTCTGTCGTAACGACATTCGACGCGAGCGGCGTAACGCCGTTGTCGGAATAGAGCGTCGGTGTCGTGCCGTCGAGATTGAGCACCGTGACCGTTGCGCCCGAGACAGGGCGCAAAGCCCCGGCTGGGCGGTCTGTCGTGGCGAGAACGGCATCACGGAATTTCTGCATGGTCAGACGAGATCGTCAGCAGAGGGCGCAACGGCTTTGCCCTTGCGCTTCGTGGCAGCGGGTGCGGCGCCGGCAGACTCAGGGCCACCGGGCGGGGAGGACGCCACGTCCTGCGCCTGCGGCGCCGCAGCCTTTACGTGCCTGGGCCGCGGCCACCTCACCCACCCCTCCCCTTCGAGCTTCGCCACGTCGGCTTCTTCGACGTGGCGATTGCCCAGGGTCGCGTGCTTCATGTACGCGGCCATGGCGCTTACGACGTTGTGGCCGCGGTGACCATCGTGCCAGTACCGATCACCAGACCTTCGACGTACCACTGCGTTGCACTGATCGCGGTAAAGCGCAGATGGCCGCCCACCAGGCCGCCCTTGGTGTCGCCGTCGATCGTCAGCGCAACGTGCGTCGAGCCGTCGAGCGTGAACACGTCGCCCGAGGTCGCAATAGTCGCGTCACCGGCCATGTAGGCGCCGAGCAGGAATTCGGCTGCGCTCGCGGTGATGATCTTGTACGAGTTGCTCGTGCGGGACACCGACACCGAGAAGTCGAATTGCATGCCCTCTTTGGCAGTCGGCAGCGTCACAGTTGCGCCGGACGCGACGCCGAGCAGCACCAGCGCGCCGGACTGCTCCGCTTTGAGGGTCGTATTCGCCGTGACAGTGACCACCTCTCGGTGGATCCCCGTCGCGACGCAGCCATCGGCGCTGCCGTAGCCCAGGCGTTCGAGATTTGCAGACAGACTCATGATTCCCTCCTCCTGTTAGCTGTTGGCAGCGCCGATGATTCGGCAGCCCCACTCGGGCCGCAGCGCGGCCATCCCGTAGAGGATGTCGAGACGGACGAGCAACTCATCGTTGCGGATGTCAGAGCCCATCCAGACGCGCACACTCAACCCGTCCATCGTCTTGCGCACGCACTTTTGAGCGTCATCCATCAGCGGCAGATCCGCGGTGATGAATTGGTAAGCCTCTTTGTGGTACATCAGCTGCTGCACGTATGAGGTGCTGGCGTTGCCCACGAAAGTGATATCGCTGTTGTCGATCGGACCGGCAGCCGTTGCCACGCAGTTCTGACGCGGATTGGTCGTGTCGTAGATCATCGCGGGGCTGAAGCTGATGCTCGTCGTAGTCGCCGAGGTCACGACGAATTGCTTCAGGTGCGCGTAGGCCGTCTTGGTTTCGGGGTGGCAGTCGTAGACGCCTTCGACCGTGAACACAGCGCCCACGGCCGGCGCGGCAGTGAAGCCGTCTACCGTCAGTGAGGTGATGCCGCTGGTGAGCGTGCCGCCGTTGATCTCGCCCGCAACGTCCCCCGAATTGGTAAGGGTCCACATGCGATCGTTCTCATACCAGTCGGCCATCGCAGTGCGACCGAGCATGCCCTCGCGGTACTGCTCTTTGATCTGCTGGGAGTCCTGGAACAGCCCTTTGAGGCCATTCACCAGGGTGCCCATCGTGACCGAATCGCCCTGGATAGACCGCTTGCCGTCCTTCGGGGCCAATTGCTGATTCAGCTTCGCCCGAGCGGCGCCAACTGCGGCCAGATCGGTCAAAGCCGTTCCCGCAGTGCCCGCGACGTTGTAGGTCGCCTTGGTCGCGTAGGCGATGACATCGGCTTCGATGCCTGAGAACAGCACCGATACGGCCGGCTCAATGTAATTTTTCGACAGGTTGTCGAAAGCGCCATCGGAGTCGACCGACTGGATGAGCTCTTGCGAGTTAAAGCGCATGTCCACGCCATCTTGCGTGGCGACCGTGATGGTCTGCGTTTGCTCGTTTTGGTCCTGCACGTCCATGACGCGCGAACCCTGGCGGCGCTTGTACTGGTTCGGGGATTTGACCCGCAGCGTCTGACCCTTCGGGCCCGCCGCGGGGTTGTATTTAAAGCTCTCGTCATACTGACGGTCGATCGTGCCGATGAACGAGAGCTTCTCGTGAGCAATGCGGAGGCTTTCCTTCGCAATTGCGTCTGTGACCTTGAAGATGTTGGACATTGCCCGTTTCCCTCGCGGAAGCGGGCACCGCCCGCTTACCGTCTGCGTGCGACCTGTTCGCGGCGGCGCTTCATGAACTCCGCATCGCTCAGATCAAACAGTGATCTCCGGTCGGAACTCCCTTGGCCTTTCAGCGGCTCAATGGGGGATCCGGCCTTGCTCGGTTGCGGCTTGTCCTTGGCCTTTTCGGCTGCCAATTTCGCCTCAAGCTTGGTAATCGCTCGGGCTGCGGCAATTGCGCTCATGCGCGAGATGGCTTCGGCTTCGTCCGCATGATCAGGGTCGGCGAGGTACTCGATCAGCGCTCGCGGCGAGTCCGATTCGAAGATGGCATCAACAGCGGGCTTTGGCCGCCCGTTGGCGGTCAAGCCGTCGAAGGCTTCGTCAAGACTGGCCGAAAGGGAATCGAATTTCGCTTGACCCCAATCCTTCGCAAGCCCGTCCACGATGGCCCTACGTTGCTCGATCTCGGCCTCCCGCGCTTTGATCGACGGCGCGAGCTTTCGCGCTTCCTGTTCGATCAACTGCTGAATTTCGGCCCGAGAGAGTTGCAGTGTCTCGTTATCGCTGTGCGATTCAGGAGGATTTGTAGCACGACTTTGACTAGGGGTAAAGTTTTCCCGCTGCGAAGACGCTTCGAGGCGCGCTTTCAGTTCGCCGTTCTTGCGGATCAGGCGCTCAATCCGGCGATTGGCGCGAATGCGCTCCTGCTCCTCGGGCGAGCGCTCTTTTGCAGGCTCTTTCTGCTCCCCGTTCTGCTCGCTGTTTTCTGCGAGTTGGGAGTTTTCTGCGTGATCCTCGGGGGGAGGAGTCTCGTTCTGGGCGATTTCAGCGTTGTCGTTCATGTGGCGTTCCTCGGGTGGCGTCGAGGGGTTGTGGTTACTCGGTCATGTCCTGCGCTTGCGCGGGCGGCATTTCCGCCTGCTCGTGCATTTGCGCCATCGGATCGGGTTCGGGCATCAGGGGCGGAAACGCGGGCATTGGCTGGCGGGGCTCCGGGGGCTCGACTCCCGGTTGCTGCAGCAAGTCTCCTGACCGCCCCGTTTCCTCCATGCCCGCCGGCATGGGTTGCGGCTGCGCCATCGCTGCGGCGACAGTCTGCTGCGCCAACGCCACGACCTGTTCCGGCGTGACCGGAGGCACCGCAGTGAGCCGCTTCGTGCTCGCCTCGTAGGCCTTGATGCGCAGTTCCTGGCTCTTGACCAGGGCTTCGAGTTCCTTGTCTTCTGCCTGGGCGCGAGCTTCTTCGGCCTCCTGCTGCGCCTCCTGCGCGTGCGTGATGGCCTCTTGCAGCGCGGCCTTAAGCTGGTCGATCTGTGCCTTGAGCGTGGCCGTCGTGTCCTGCTGTTGTGGCTGCAGGATCGCTTTGACCGGATCCGGCGCGACAGCGGTGAGCACCTGGGCGAGCTTGTCGGCGTGCGGCACGTCGAGCGTTTGAGCCCATAGCGGCGCGATGGCAGGCATCATCGCCGGATTGGCCCGCATCATCTCGGTGTAAGCCTCCTGCGCCTGCTGCCGCTGCGTGCTGAAGCTGGCCCCGACCACGACGCGCACGTCATAGGTGCCGAGCTTCGGGTTGATGCTGATCGCGCCCGTTTCCTCGTCCTCGACCATCGGCTGCTGCTGCCCGGGGTCGACCGTGACCTTGCCTGGTGTCATATCGATCCCGAGGATGCGCAATTGCCGCTTGGTATCGACCAGGCGCTGCAGCATCGTCAGCGTCAACTTGCCGACTTGCGTGAGCGATGCGGCGAGGTGCGAAGGGAAATGCGAGGTCGATGCCTCACCCTGCTGTTTGCGGTTCTCGATCGCAACGCCCGAGGTTTCGTTCGACGGCGCACCGAGATTGGCCTGATACATGCCGATCGCCGCTTGGATGTCGCGCAGTGCCTGCTGTGCGCCGTCCAAATGGTTCTGCAGATTGATCGACACCTGGGCGCGAGTCGGAGGGGCGATCGGCCGTCCGTTCACCGGATCCCAGTCCCGGTAAGGGAGCCACGCGCGATGGTCCACGCTGGCCCGGTCCCATAGCGCCTGCATCTTGGCGTCGGCCATCGCGCTTTCCGGCACAAGCCACGGGGATCGCGGCGCGTTCTTCATGTGCACCCGCTGCTCGCTCTTGTGAAAGTTGTAATCCTGTTGCGCCTGCCGCGCGCGCCGCGGGATACCGCAATAGGCCATCCGGCCGTCGGCATACCCCACGTAGCCGTAAACAGGCACGATGGCGATCCCATCGGCGGGGTACTCGCGTTCCTCGGTCAGGATCTCAGCGCCCGACAGGCGGACCCACTTCACGCAGCGGTAGGTGTCCGGGTAGCTGGAGCGTCCGGCATCGTCCGGTGTCGCAATGACGCGGCCCAATTGCTGCTGGGCGAAGAACTCGTCCTCCGGCAGCGCGAACAGGCCGCCCTCCGGATCGGTGAGGTCGCGGCAAAAGACCATCGTGCGGCGCTTGTCTTCGATGCGCCACTCTTCGGCTGTCAACACCTCTTTGCGGTCGTCGCCCGAGGAGGTGCCCTCATCGTCGCCGAAGCCGATCTTCTCCGCTTTCTTCCCGAAGCGCCGCTCGAACTCGCGGTGGCTCAACGGCGTGAGCAGCTGGCCCCAATCCGCGTCGGATCCGTCGATCTCGACACTCCAGGGGTCGAGCACAACACGCAGCGGGTCGCCCTCCGAGGAGATGCGCGGCTCCTGATAGCCCAATGCGCGATCGGTGTACTCGGGGCGCACGATGAGATAGCCGACGCCAGTTCGAGCGGCCGACGTGAGCGCTCGAGCGTAGTGCTGCGATGCGCGGCTCACATGCTCGACGTGGCGGAACAGACCGTCGAGATGTTCGGCCACCTTCCGGTCGCCGTCTGTCGAGGGGATCGCGTGGAGGGCGGGCGGTCTCTGCTCGACTTGGCCTGCCACGTTTGAGGTGTACTGGCCCAGCTGGTCCAGGACGAGGCAAGGCCGCGCGCCGCCAGGATCGCATTCGCGAGCGCGCTTTACGTCCTCGTCCCATTGGCGCGGATTCGACGGATCCGAGAACTCTAGGTCTTCGCGGATTTGCTTGCGCTGGTCGGCCGTTGCGTCGAGAGCTTCGCGATAGCGCTCTTGCGCTTCTTTGATGATGTCGGTCATTTGGCTCCCGCCTGTAGCGCCGTCAGTGAGGCCTGCTGGGCGAATGCGAGCGCGATCAGATCGCGCGCTGCTTTGTAGACGTAGGGCCGCAGGTCGGTTTCCCCGGGCTTGATGGTGAAGCCGGCAGCGAGAAACACCTCGCGGATTTGCGCATCAGTGATGCTCGGCGCGGGGGCTTGAATCGGCATGTCGGGGGAATCCATCTGTTCAAATCCTCGCGCCGGCTGTCCGCGAGCGCATCGCGCGTAGCCTCTGGATCAACCACAACGCCTTCCGCAACGAGACACCTGCCGCGAGGCGCAAATCGTCGAGAGTGACCCCATCCTGTGGTGAAAGCCTCTTGCGGTGTTTCATCTCTTCAAATCCTCGCGCCGGCTGCGGCCGACTGTGAAAAGTCCAATGAGGGGCCGTGCCGCCTGCCCATCCGTTCGACGCATTGCCCTGCGTAGCGCCACATGTCGGCGCCGTGGCTGAATTCGTCGTGAAGCGGCGTCGTGGC